TCAATGCTGATAATTGAAAAGGACATAGCGCGATACAGATTTTGTGTGCCGATTTTCCATTTTTTTACTTCATCTCTTTGGGCTGAAAAGTAGACGTTTACGGTTTTTGTACCGCTCGTTCCATCAGGCAATACCATCGTGTGTTCGTGGTCTGGGTCTGTGATCTTTAACCATAGGGCGGTATAGTCCGCTTCGTTATTTAGAGACTGTCCGCATTCAACCTTGAAGTTGTAATAAGTCCCGATAGCTTCGGCGTGTAAAACGCCGTCTTCGGTACGCTCTGCGTACTTGAAAAGGATTTCACCTGTCCGAGACATTACTATTAGAGGGACGTTGTAATCGATGCTATCAATAGTTAAATTCATGCTATCGCTCCGCTGATAAGGGTTTTCCCTATTCGAGCGTTATCCTTTTTAATCTCTGGGTTCAGCATACGAACTAGTTCTGCCATAGATCCACTAAACTCAATCGTTATTTTCTGTTCGCCTCCCCCTCCGCTTTCTTCTCTGACGATTTGGCGAATAAGGTTTTCAGGGGCTTCCAGATTGCGCCCACTCTTTTGATCTCCGAGAATGGCTGCGAATTGTGCATTTGGGGGGATGACCGCGCCTGTTGCAAGATAGGGAATTTTTGTGGCTGAAATATAACCAATAGACGGCGAACCTGGAAGAATTGAACTGACTGTGTTTGCTGCCCCTATAATTGTATTTATCCCGCTAACAATACCGTCAATCATGGTATTCATAAAATCTATCACTTTATTTATAACGCCCTTTACAATACTTTCGATAGTTTCAAAGGATGATTTAAAAGCATCTTTTATTGGGTCAGTTACATGAGACTTAAACCATTCTTTTGCTTTTCCCCACAATTTAGCAATAATGTTCCACGCCAAAACAGCAAGGCTTTTCATTATTTCCCAAGCCTTTCCTGCATTGGCTAAAATAAAAATAAGCGCTGCTATAACAGCAATTACAATCCCTATTGAAATTCCAACGCCAGACATTATAAGAGCAACAGCAGTAAGAACGATTAAAATTATTGTAAATGCAGTTTTATTTTCACCTATCCATTTACTAAGTTCTTCAAGTTTTTTAGTAAGCCAATCTATAGCGTCCACTAGTAATTGCCCGAAGTCTATATCTCCTAAAACATTCTCAACAAACCAGTCCCATGCGGGCTTAAAAGTAACCATAATAGCTTCCCATGCAGATGATAAAACTTTTCCAATTGCCTCGAACAACTTAGAGAAAGCAATAAAAAATTTATTATTCGCTATCTTCTCTTTCAGTTCATCCGCTTTGGCTATGATCTCATCCATCGGGTTTACAAAATCGTCTACGTTAATTTCTCCATAGTCTCCTACTAGACCGTCTAGCCCAGCCCCTGCGTCCGCCCCTGCCCCTGCACCAGCGGTATCCTTTTGGAGTACGTTTAGATCATCAAACGATGCTAGAGCGCCTTTGGCGGCTTTCCCTGCTTTCTCGGTACTTTCTGCCAAAGCGTCCTGGCCTGCTGCGGCTGCCTGTCCTCCATCGGCTAGGCTTTCCATTGTGCCACCGCCACCACCTGCAGAGGCTTCATATCCGAAGAGGGAGGCGATAGCCATAAATAATTTAGCTATGATCTCAGCAAGAATTGAAGCAACAGCTCCGATGTTTACAAAGGTGCTTCGTAATGCCCCGCCTACGCTGATTGCCCTTGTCATGGCTTTTAACATGGTGTTCCATGCTTTTATTAACTTAAATAAGGCATCCTGGAATGGTGATCCAATTGCGTCTTTTAAATCATTTGTCACTCGTACATTGGATGCCATTTGCCCAGCAACAGTTTTTTGAGAAAGTTCATATAAACCAGTTATGCTTTTTAGTCTTTCCATAACTGCTAACATTACACCATGCCGTTTTTCTTGTATTGTCATTTGGCTGGTAGTTTTTCCAATAGTTTCCCCGTATGCCTTTTGTGCCTCTTCAATATCAACTGACACTTTTGCATTTCTAAGCATGAGCGAATTCATTGTTAAAATGCCCTGCGTAAGCCTATCTAACATATCGCTTGAAGTTTCACCAGTATTCGCGAATGTAGCCAAATCTTGAGCACCTGCCGCAAGTGCAGGTAGCAGGCTTGTATCAAGCCCATCTTTTGCAAAATTAATAAATGATCTGTTAGCAGTGTCAGATTGAATACCACTTTCTCTTAGTTCCTGTACAAGCTCTCTTGTTTTCTTTGCCGATATGCCATTTATCTGTCCAACGGCTTGCGCTGAAAACGCTAATCTCTCCCACTCAGCAGCTAGTTTTGCCGATTCTGCTGTAAATCCCGCAATGACTTTAACAGAAAAAGCAATCGCGAGGGCTGCGCCTAGTGCTTTTATAGATTTACTCATGCCAGCAATGCCTTTATCAAAGCCCTTGCTATCAATCGAGCTGTCTATTCTTATAGATCCGTCATATCTTCCAGCCATTATTTAGACCTTCTGCGCTCTTGCGCTTCTTTTGCTTCTTCGTATTTTTCTCTGAACAATCGCTCTTCTTCTTTTTCTTCTGCGCTCATGTTTATCGTATTGTCGATGTAGAATATATCAGCTATCTTGGCGATATGCTCTTTTTCTTCATCTGTGCATTTACCATCGTAAAATCTTGACCGCAATCCTACGAGTTGGCAATAGGTGGTATCTTGTCCCAAGTCCATAATAAGCGAGAGGAACTTCCACCAGTGAAGCTGCACATCTTGCAAGTCGATGTTGTGCGTTTGCTTAAAAGCTGAATAAATAAAATTTGCATCCTGAGAGAGTGAATAAAGTCTTCGGTCAGCTTCTTTTTTTTCTCTCTCTTTGCCACCATCCAAAAACCATTGTGCTTTTTTTATGGCTTCGATAATATTGTCAGGGGTGGTGCTTTCTTCTGTTTCTGTATCAAAATACAGATTATCGAGCATAATTCCGACTTTTTCTTCCTGAGTTAATTCGTCATCCTCAAAAGCAAGAATTGTTAAAAGACTTGCCCGATAATCTGTATTAATTTTGTGATCCTGCCCGTCAATCTCTAATGCCTTGGGGAGATCGACTACAAGAATATTATTCATTATTTTGCTTTGGTTCTGCTCGATGCTTTATTTGATCTTGGTCTACTGTTATATTTTTCTGTTTTTTGGCTGCGCACCTTTGAAAAGTAGGGAGTAACGCCCTCGACCAATTGGGCGAACTTTGTAAAGGTTGCGGTCTTGCCGAAAACATATTCGGCTGCATTTTCTCCGAACATATCATTGACGTTCTTGCGAATATAGCTATCAAACTCGCTGAATAGGGCAATGCGCTCCTCTGAGTTTGCGGGAAGCCCTAGCTCATCAAGTTCCTTACTTTCAAAGAGGGCTGCGTGTTTTTGCTCGAAAGCGTGTATCTCTTTTATCACTAAATAGAAACGCTCCGCAAAACTTGTGTCCTCAGGATTGAAGGCAATAATTTTGTTTTCGTCATCGTTGATAGCGAGTTCAATAAGCCCGCTATCAATCTTAATGCTTTTTACCATTCTCTTAGCCTTTCGCTAGGTGTCTATTTTTTAGGAAAATGCAAGCGTACTGGTATTAAAATCGCCGTCAGTCTGTTCGCCCTTGATAACGAACTTATAGCTGATACTTGCGCGACCTCCACCGTCACCGCCTGGAGCGTTTACGATAGCAATCTGTACATCCCATTTTGTTGCAGGGTAGGAAGTTCCAGCAGTATCTGGGTCTTCATAAAGACGAACTTCGACAAGCTCAGTCACATCATTTACGCCGATGCTTGGCCCGGCTTGGCGAATGGCATCAATAAAGTCGAACAGATCATCTCCGGGGTAGACGATTTGATCTACATCCATGCTCGGCTGATAGCCATCAACGAATGAAGTCGCTACGTCTTGGTGGATATACTGTTCGGTACTTTCTTGCGGGTTCATTGCCATTTGTGCGCTAGAGACCCCAAGCCCAAGCAGCTTGTAGGTGTCAGCGGTTGCGCTTGGCGTGGTATCTACATAATGCGCGACTTTTGAACGCTTTTTTTCAGTCATTATCTTGCTCCTTTTTTACTTTCTTTTTAGGTTTATTGATAAACCTTTTCCAACTTGCAGTTTTGATAATACTATCAGGTACGAATGTATCCTGACTAATATTCAATAATTCAACGCCTTTGGACTGTAGGACTTCGCTCAAAATGCGATAGCCCTCTTGCCAAAACTTTGTAGGCTGGTCAATGCTCATGCCTTTATCTTCGCCCCAAAATTTGGCGTTTGATCTATGGGGCTCGTGTTCCATACCGATAATAATGATTTTCTTGGCGCCCATATAATACGCGAGTTTTATAGCCACGTGCATTACGTTTCCGTAAATAATGGCTTCGTTTTCAATATCATCTTGCCAAAGACTGCGCCTGTTTTTTGGCCATAGAAAACCCGTGTTCGCATTTTTGAAGCGATAGAAGTTTTCGCCATGCCATTGGTTAAGCCTGGGTGCAGGTACGAACTTCGGAATATCTCTGAACTTCTTTTCGATGGCTTCGCCAAATTCTCGCATGACGCGCCGATCTACTGTGACAAAGTAATCTGGAGACCAACCCTCGTACAGGTGGATTGTGTTCATCCCGATAGTAGGAAAGTCAAAATTCTCTGGAGGCGTGAGGCTCAGGTTTGACCCGTTACCGACCAGCAAAATGGTTTTCCCTTTGTGAATGTCTCTAAATTTAGAAATAGTCATATATTTAAGCCTTCTCATATTCTAGGCGACATTGTATCTGGTAAACGCCCGTATCGCTTGTACCCTGCTCGAAAAGATAGCCGAATTCAAGGGCTTCTATTTTGAAAGGTGTCAGACCTGCACCCATGCTTGGCAAGGTGTCTGTCTCGCTTTGGGTGTCAAGCCAATCAGCTAGGGTTTCAAAAAATTCTATGCTGCCAACTCTTTCCGCTTCGTCAGCGGTAAACCTGGCAGACTGAAAAGCGAACAAAAATTCACGCTCTCCCGAATTACCGCTAATCCATTCCGTGACCTTTCGGCTACCGCCTAAAGGGACAATCGAATAGTCTACAGGCTCATCCCTGAGATAATTAACCCAAAGGGGTGCGTCTGCATCTACGCTCTGGATGTAGGCTAAAAGGTAAGTTTTTATTGAAGATAATACGCTCATTTTCCTTTTCCTGCAATTCTCTTGGCACCCGCAATGATCTTTCTACCGAATGCCTGCTTCATTCTTTCAAACCAGAACGGGCCTCTTAGTGCGCCCGTTGTACTGCCTGGAGAGCGGGGCGAATAATATTGCCAGCGCGCGTAAGGCGCAATCCATTCTACGAGACCGCTACCGATTTTCGTACCCAATATGCCTG